CAAAGCCTGCCGCAGCCGCTGCCACCCAGCGCCTGGCAATCGCTACTGCGGCGTCTTCGTCTGCCATGGCGCGCGACACGGCGGCCACGGTCGCCAATGCTGCAGCCCAGGCTCAGGCCGCAGCGGCCAAGAACGTGCTGGCGCGGGCGAGCTCGTCCCTGCTGGCGCTGCTGGGCGGCCCGGCCGGGATCGCGGCGCTGGCGATCGGCGTCGGCGTGGCGTTCCTGGCTATGGGCTCCAACGCCCAGACCGCCCGCACGGACGTAAACGATCTGAAACGGTCGGTCGAAGAAGTGCGCAAGGAGTTCGCTCAGCTCACACGTGACCAGCAGCAGGGCGCACTGGTGCGTGTCACAGAGGAGCAGCGCGACTCGGCCAAGAAAGCGGCGGATGCGTTCGAGGGGCTGCGCACCTCTATGCAGCGAGCGATCTTGGGCGGGCGTTCGGGTGTAGATGGTCGCCAACAGTTCGCTGCGTTGGCGAGCAGCATGGACGAAGCCAGGAAGGCGGGACAGCCGCTGTCCGACACGATTCTCAAGCTCGGCCAGCAGTTTCGCCTCCCAAAGGAACAGCTGGACGGCTGGGTCAAACAGTCCGAAGCGGTCAGCACGCTTGACGTTAATACCAACCTGCTGGCAGCCCGCCAGGCGCTGTACACCAAGCAGCTCGACGGCAGCACCAAAAGTACGAAGGACAAGAACGAAGTCGATATCGCTGCCGAGAATGCCGGCAAGAATTATCAGCAGACCCTCGACAAGCAGATCCATGCGCTCAAGGACAAAACGAAGCTCGAGGAAGCCGACCGGTTCATTACCGAGAACAAGATTGATCCGCAGGGCGCGCTCGCTAAGCAGATCCGTGACACCGCCAGGGCCTATGACGCCCAGAAGGACGCGGACAAGTCTGCGACAGAGTCGGCGCAAAAACATAAAGAGGCCCAGAACAAGCTTGAGCGGCAGCTCAAAACTGCGGCTGACGCCTACGCCAAGCTCAAGGAAAGCTTCGATCCGGTTAGTGCGGCGGCAGACGAACAGTCGAAAAAAACCGATGAACTTCGGCTGCTCTACAAGTCCGGGAAGATTTCCACGGAAGAGTACGGCCAAGGCCTCCAGTGGCTAAAACAGCAGTATGACCAGACCGTGGCGTCGGCCAACGGCATGGCTGAGGCCTTGAAATACGAGGCCGACCTGCAGCGTCAGCTCGCTATTGCTACCGCTTCTTACCAGCAGACAGCCTCAGCAGTCGGCATGGGTAGCAAGGAAGCTGAGCGGGCGCAGGCTCGTTTGTCGTTGGAACAGGACACCAACAACAAGGTACTTGCCTTGCGTGAAACTCTGGCAACGGCCACGACGGACAAGCAGCGTCAGGATCTGGAAAGACAGATCGCCTTGACTCAGCAATACGGCGCTAAGACCGCCCAAGCAATGCAGGACGGCTGGAAAAAGGTGGATCAGGCGCAAGGTGATTGGACCAACGGTGCTAAAGCTGCGTGGCAGAACTACCGGGACGACGTCGCCAATATCGCCGGACAGACCCAGTCGCTGATTTCTGACGCTTTCGACGGCGCCGAGGATGTTCTAACCGAGTTCGTCAAAACCGGAAAGCTGTCGTTCAAAAGCCTGGCTGACTCCATCGTCGATGACTTGATCCGCATCCAGGTGCGCAAGGCGCTGGTCGGCGCCGTGTCATCTTTTGCCAGTAGCGGCCTGGGATCAGGTATCGCCTCGGTGTTTCAGGCTGATGGCGGTGTCTGGGATCGAGGCGTTCAGAAGTTCGCCAAGGGCGCCGCCTTCACCAACTCCATCGTCAACACCCCGACGCTTTTCGGTATGGCTGGCGGCAAGACCGGCATGGCGGGCGAGGCGGGGCCAGAGGCGATCATGCCCCTGACGCGGGCTGCCGACGGCTCGTTGGGTGTCCGCATGGTAGGCGGTGATGCAGCTGGCGGTAGTACGGCGACAACCTCGACCGCTCTGGGCAGCGTTACCCAGAACTTCACCTTCCAGGGCAACGCTGACGCCGTATCGAGAGCCGAGGTTCGGCGCGCAGCCCAGGAGGGCGCACAGGCGGCATATCAAATGGTGCTTAACGATTTCAAAACCAACGGGCCAGCCCGGCAACTGATCAACCGCTGAGTACCAGCATAAGGAGGCGTCATGGCGCACGATTGGCCTGAATCGCTTGAGCCATCGCAAACAACATGGGGTGTCACTTACAACAACCGCGCATTCACTTCCATTCTGTCGAACTCACAACAAATCCTTGGCTACCCCGGCGCGTACTGGATATGCACGATGACCTTCGGCGTGCTGTTTGATGAGGACGAGCGACAGCTCACCTCGCTGATCGGGAAGCTGCAGGGCATGTATGGGACTGTGAATATTCCCGCTATCACCCGTACCCGAGTCGACGATATCGGTGATGCGGTAGTGGTGTCAGGTTTTTCCCAAGCCACTTTTATGACCATCGGCGGCGTGATACCCAGCGCCAAGGTGTTTTCAATGGGTGATTACATCACTGTTGGCGGTGAAATGTTCGAGGTGATAGAGGATGCCAGTTCGACCGCGGAGGGCAGGGTGCAAGTTTCGCTCAACAAGCGCATCAGAAAAACGCTGACCGTGGGCGCGCACGTTGAATATCGCAATCCCTACTCGGAGATGCGCCGTTTAGACGATACCCATCAGGTGGTTCAAGATCCGTTGGTATCCAACAGCGCATTGCAATTCAGGGAGGCGTTCTGATGCCCTCAGCATTTCCTTTTAGTCAGCGCGTGGTGGATATCATCGCCACTGGCAAATTCATGCCGGTCTACGCCGTGCAGCTGGACTTCGCCGACGGCATGGTTTTCGCTCACACCGGAACCGGCGAGCTGGTCGTCGACGGTATCACCTACGAAGGCGTGGGCAATTTCGGTCAGGTCAGCCAGTCGAAAGAAAGCGACAACTCAGGCTCGCCCATGTCGGTGGATCTGACGCTGAACGGGCTGGACTCCTACATCCTTTCCGAAACCAACGTGCGCGGTTGCCGGGGCCGAATGGCCAAGGTCATCTTCGTAGTGTTCGACGAGGCTGGTAACTACGCCGCCGACATTCTGTTTTCCGGCCGCATGGACGCCGCCAAATTCTCGTTCGCAGGGAATGGCCAGGAAGGCAACACAATCACCGTCCCGGTCATTGACCGCATGGCCGAGTGGAGCCGTACCGGCACCGAGCGCTGGACGGACGAAAACCACCGCGCCCGGCACCAGGGCGACCGATTCTTCTACGCAATCGCGCAAATGTCCGAATGGCCCATCTACTGGGGGTCTGCCAAGGATGCGCCGACCTTCACCTATGGAAATTAGCTATGCGTTATCGAGACTGGACTACGCGTCTGAACGACGTGATCAAGGCTGCCCAAGGGCGGCCTTTTTCGTGGGGCGAATTTGACTGTTGCCTGTTCGCCGCCGACTGCTCGAGCGCCGTGTGCGGTGTCGACCCTGCAGAGCAATACCGAGGCGCCTACAAGACCGAGGCTGGAGCCAAGCGCGCGCTGAAGAAACGTCACGGCAGCCTGGAAGCTGCATGGGATGCCTGCTTTGCAAGGATTGCCGTTCCGTTTATCCAGCGCGGCGATGTCGTGATGTACGAAGCACCAGCAGGACGCAGCATGGCCGTGTTCTGGGCGGGTGATTATTGGGCAACGACCGATGACGGCGTTGCTCGAGTTGTGTGCGAGCCGTTGTCAGCCTGGAGGGTTGAATAATGCCCAGTGGCGTTAAAAAGATTGCCCAGGTCGCCGTCGGCGCAGTGATCGGCTTCGTTCAAGGCGGTCCTGCGGGCGCTGTGGTGGGTGCTGGTTTGGCCTTCTACGCGGCATCACAGCAGGAGAAGCTCAACACCAAATCCCCTTTGCGCGATAACGAGCCGTCCGCTCAGACGGTGAGGTCGTCGAAGGCCCCCGTCCGATTCATCCTCGGTCGTGTATCCACCGGTGGCGTGTTGGTCTGGGCGCAGGAGCAGTCTGGAACCGCAACCGAGGGAGAGCTGCTGCACCTGGTCTACGTGCTGTGCGAGGGCGCGGTAGACGGGATTGAAAATATCTACCTTGGCGAAGAGGAAATCAGCACTTACGGCGAGTTCGCCAGCTATGAACTGATCGTCAATCCGACAGAAGTTAACCCGTTTCTGAAGGCCAACTGTCCCGACTGGAAAGACAGTCAGATCGGGCGTGGCCTATCGTTCCTGCGCATCACTCTGAAGTACAGCGCTGAGAAATTTCCGTCGGGAATTCCGGAAATGCGCGCTGTGCTACGAGGGCGAAACGACATTTACGACCCACGCACCGGCAACAACATCTACACCGCCAACACCGCGCTGCACATCCTCTGGTTCCTGCGTAACCGTTGCAACGTCCCGGACGACGAGATCATTTTTGAGACCTTCGCGAGTGCGGCAAACGTCTGCGATGAAACACTGACGAATGCCGATGGCTCAGTCAGCCAGCGCTATCGTACCTCCTGCGTGATCGGTGCCGACGAGCAGCGCCCGGGCGTGTTGCAGAAGCTGGAAGCTTCATGCGCAGGTAATCTGATTCGTGTAGGCGGGCGCTGGATGCTGCAGGTTGGAGCCTATTACGGCCCCTATGACTTCGAGATCACCGAAGACATGATCATCGGAACGGTGTCCGGCAGTACTGAGTCGACAAACGATTCCGCCATAAACACGGTGCGCGGCACATTCATTGATCCTGAGCAGTCGTGGACCGAGACGGACTACCCCGAGGTCAGTGTTTCCAAATGGATTCTTGAGGACGGCGGCGAGGCTGCTGAAACGATGTCTTTCTCGTATGTGCCCGACGCCTATCAGCCTCAGCGCCTGGCGAACATATCGTTACGCAAGCGTCGGGCAGGCGGTGCAATTAGCCTGCCGATGAACTTCTCAGGATATAACTGCCGGCCCGGCCGCGTAGTCCTCGTCAACCTGCCATCGCTGAACATCTTTGGCGAGTTCATCGTCTCTGACTGGTCGATGGGCGACAACGAAGGCTGCACAGTTCAGGTCAAGCAATACGAGGCGGCAATCTTTGATGACGCGGTGGGCCAGCCTTATAACCCGCTGGGCTTTATCAATCTGCCAAGCGGCGGGCTTGGGTCGCCCACCGGGCTAGCGTGGGCGGCTGGCGATGTTGCTGAGGTGGTGCAGGGCGTGCTTTCGTGGGTCCCCCCGCAGGGCATCGTCACCTCCTATGTAGTCACGGTTCGCCAAGGCGCAAATGCCGTGCAGTCGCGCTCTGTACCTGCCACTGCCAACACGCTGGCTATCAACGGTCTGCCGTCGGGTGCGTACACAATGAGTGTGGCTGCTCTGGGGCCTATGGCCAGGTCCGGCGAGGCGACGATATCGGTGGGCATTCAGGGGCCGCCAATACCGGAATCGTGCGTAGTGCAGTCCTCGCTCGACAGCATCGTGCTGATTCCTCAAAACCCGAATCACGCGCTGAACGGCGGCACCTACGAGTATTTTTTCAGCACCAATCCGAAGGCCACATCAGGCACGGCCGAGTACCTTGGGCAGGGCTTGTCGTTCACTCACAACAGCCTGGCGTTTTACACCAACTATTACTATTTCATCCGATCGTCCAACGCATACGGGAAGAGCGCCTTCCTCTATGTGCCAGCCTCAACGTCGAACGATATATCGGCTTACCTGGCGGCTTTCGCCGGTAAGATCACCGAAACCGAACTCGGCCAGGAGGTGCTGGAAACAATCAAATTGATCGACGGTGACGGTCCAGGCTCGGTAAACGACCGCTTGGCCGCCGCAAAATCTGCACTGGCCGAGCAGATCTCTGACGTTGACGATGCGCTGGGCACTGTCAGGGCGGAACTGCAGCAGCAGATCGATAGCATCGCTGACCTTGCCGATTCCATGCCCTACAAACCGGGAGATACTTACTCGGCCGGGCAGGGCGTACTGGGCTCGGACGGCATCATTTACCAAGCTACGCAGAGCGTACCGGTCAACACGCCGCCGCCGAACACCACCTACTGGCTGAACGTCGGCCAGGCGGTGGCCACGGCTGTGGGGTT